TAGTTCCACTACCTGTATTTGGATCATTACCAATTCCACCAGAATTGTTAGGATCTGCCATTAATTACACCACCTTTTTTACAAAATTAATTATCAGGATACTCAAAATAATCAACTTCATCATCCATTATTTTTGAAAATTGAGGTTGATTAAAATTTTCATTACTAAACTGATGATTCATAACTCTTGCTAAAAAATCATCTTCACTTTCATCTGGATCTCCTGTCATATCACTACCAGGTAATTCAGTAAATGAATCTTCTCCTATATTAGCTTCCATTAATGCTTTCTTTAATTCTTCATCAAAAAAATCATTGTATTGAGTATTTGCTTCATTTACACGAGTTTTATTAATTTCTTTATCCTTATTCTTAGCGACCCCTTTAGCCATTTCAGGATTAATAAAATAAGTTAAATATTCTATCTTATTTTTATCTCCAATGTCGCTTTCTTCATCGTCTTTTACGATATTTAAATAATACCAAAGCCATTGAACATCGTTCATTTTTTTAACTCTATCCTCCGTAGGAAGAGCTGATGTGGCTCTCATTACTTTATATCGTATTCTACCAAAGGGATCATCTATTAGTTTTTTAGTTCATCAATACTCTCTAAACTTTTATTTTGTTTTTCTTGCATTTTATTGTATTCTTCATATAATTTATTAACAATTATTGGTTGTAATTGTTTAACAAATTCTGCTGCTTCAGTTTTATCAGCAAGTGGTTCATTATCAACCATTTTTAGCGCACGAATTAAAATTTCAATAGTCAATGAATATACTTTTGTAATATATTCTGTATAATTTGAAGTAATACTAGTAGCTTCAAGTTGTTCCTCTGTAGTTAAAGTTTGTAATGTCCAAGTGTGACCTCCAATTTCAATTGTTTCCCTAATTACACCAAGAAAAATTAAATCGTTTAATGCTTTTCTCATATAGAGAACTCCCCTTTCGAAAATTATTTGTTATATATCAATTATATAAACAAATAAACAAAAAAAATAATACAATTTAAAAATAAAAAGGGATTCTTGATAGAATCCCTTAATTTTTAATTCTTAATAAACATCTGCATAAGTTATAACTGCTGTTTCAGTTACCGTTATTGCTCCAATACCATATGTTTTAGTATAACTTTGAAGCCAACAATCTATATATGTATCAATAAAATAATCATCTACAGTTCCAGAAACAGATCCACCAGTTGCACCTTTTCTACGAGTTTTAACTTGAATTTCAAATGGTGTTCTTTGATCTTTTAATGTTTTAAATATTTGAGTTGAATTTTTACTAATTGCCATAGTATCATCACTTTTGTAATTAGATTCATTTAAATCATAACTATATTTATTACCATTTGCATCATGAACTTTACTACCAATTGGATTATAAGCTTTTCCAGTATTTGTCATACCTAATGCATTCCACATACTTGATTCATATAAAGCTAAACGAGATACATTTAATGTTCCACCATCTGTATTTCCAGGAACATTCTGCACTACACCTTCCCAACCCAAAGCTTGTAACTTTGTAAATGGTCTATTTTCAGTTACAGTAAATGTTTGTATCATACCAACTAATGATTCGTTTGCATATACAAATATATTAGTTGAAGTTTGTAGCAAACCATTACTTTCTGGATCAGTTGGATTAAGATCATAACTAGATTGTCTAATTGTATTCTGATTAGCTCTTTGTGTATTTAAATTAGTATTTATATTTGTATAATCTGGTGTTGCCATTTATTACATACCTCCTTTTACCCAAATGTGCTTATAACATCACTGTATTGAATAGTTGCACTTTCTGTAATAGTTATCGTAGCGGCAGCAACTGTTCTAGTATAACTCGTTAACCAACAATCCAAATAGGTTTCAATAATATAACTAGTAGAATTAGGCATTTTAGTTTTAACCATAAACTCTAATGGAACTCTTTGATCTTTAAGAGTTTTAAATGGATTGCCATAAGTATTATATATAGGAATTTTTGATGATGCATTCCCGTTTGTTTGACTTGGATTAGTTGAATCTCTAGTTCTAAATTTACCAGTTGGAGTTAATCCCAATGCATTATATAAATTTGAATTATATAATGCGAATCTTGTGATTGCTACTTGTCCACCAAGAGTATTAGAAGGAACTGATTGAACTACTCCTTCTGTGCCTAATTCTTTAACTTTAACAATATTTCTATTTTCAGATGGATTAAAAGTTTGAACAAATCCAACCTTTTGACCATTAGCCCATACTTCTATATTAGTAGTAGTCACAACTAAATTTCCACCAAGAGAACTCTTTTTATCATCAGCTATAAATTCAGGCATACCTGACGCTCTTTGCGTATTTAAATTATTATTAGTGCTAGAATCAAATGCCCCATTTGTATTATCTATTACTGGCATCTATCTCACATCCTCTTTTTAAAAATTTATTCTTAATAAATTAAAATTTAACTTACTGCTGCAAAACTAAAACTAATTTCAATGTAATTTAATGGATATACTGCAGTTATTTCGAATCTAATATCTATTTGTGTTGGATTTAATGAATTACGCTTAATTGATAATCCACTATATCCTAATATAATACTACTAGCAATTGCTTGATTTAATACATTAGTCATAGTATAATTAATGTCAGATATAATTGAAGGAGTATTTTTTCTACCCTTATAAGTGTCACCAGTAGCGACTCTACAAATGTTTGCTATATAATCTTTAATTTGAACTAATGTCACTTCAGATGAGTTTATTTCACTAACTGATGTAGTTATACCATGTCTAACTCTAATATTAGCACCATTTTGTTCTAATACTAAACACCCTGCTCCAGCTAAGAAATTTTTCTCACTTTCCATAAATGCAGATGTTAAGGTAGTAAATCCAGTAATATTTTTATTTGTCAATGGTTCTGCTGGATCATTTTTTAATCCTAAACAAGCTACAGCTATTGCTGCATAAATACCAGGTAATTTTTTCTCAGTAACTGTTCCGGTTCTAACATCTTTAATATTACGAGCTACTTGACCAGGAACTACATATACAACTCTTTCGTCATTAAAAGATTGTGCAGTTTCTACCATACCAATAGCCTTATCGAGAGCTGTAGCCGTCTTAGTAATAGGTTGTCCAGGAATAGCTGCAATATATGTCATTCTCTCTTTTTGCATTTCATATGAACTCATTAAATTAACATGCTCAGCTATATAAGCTTGAGTAGCTGGTGAACTAGCAAGAGCTAAAACGGTATTAACATTATCAACACCAGGTAGTGTTCTTTGTAATTTATCAATTGCTAACGCCATTTCATAATCACTTTCATTCATAGCTTGCACACAAATAATTGGGCTAACTCCATTTTGAAATGCAATTTCAGCTCCTAAAGTCAATGAATTAATAACTGATCCAGATGAAGAAACATCATAGTTTCCATATTCATCTATAACATCATCATAATTAAAAAATATTTTTGCATCATAATCAATGTCCGCTTTTTTATATTTATAACTTACATAATAAACATCACCCTCGCCAGGAGTTGAACCAACTATTCTAGCAACGGTTGAAATTCTAACAGTATCACCTACTAAAGCCGTAACTGGTAAAGCAGGTAATAAAAATGTAACACCTGGAATTATTTCTAAATATTCAAAATTAGCTTGAGCTAATCCTTGATATAATGTTATTTGATCTGATACTCTCACTATTTTAAATTCACCAGTAACTGGAGTGACAACTATAATTTCGAAATCATCAGTTACTACATTTCCATCAGCAACGATCATTAATGATTGAATTGCATCTTGTAAATCCTGACTAAAAGTTTGAGTTAACGGATCATATACTGTTGAATTAAAATCTACAGTTGCTTCAGTTTCTGTTTTACCAGCAGCGGTTTTTACTAGAACATAATCTCCAATCTCGGTCTCTAATCCATTAGGTCCAGTTACAAAAGTGCTTGTTACTGTTAATAAGCAACCAGGTATAACATTCGTTACTGGAGTTGCTGATACGTTAAATTCACCAATAATTTCTTGTGTTGCATTATTAATAACTCTATATGCTCCACTACCAAAACCAGCAATTTCATCAATATACGATATTTCAATTCTGAATTCACCATCTTGCACCAAATATGGATTAACTCCATCGACAATACAGGTAATTTCATTTTTAAAAGCTATCGATCCCGCAGTTGTCGCTGCAGTTATATCAACAGTTGGATCTTGACTTGGAAGTATATTCCAAATTATATCTTGCCCATTTTTTACTTGAAAATCCGTTCCTTGAAGATAAATTACATTATTTGAAGTATTTTTACCAACAACAACTGGCTTTGAAGATACAGATATAACTTCAAAAACATTTGGATATTGTAATACATCATAGGGTTTATCACTACTTTTTAATATTGACTCATTATATATTTCATAATAATTTAACCCAGTGCCAACTAATGCCATGATTCTTTGTGAACCAACTGAAGCTACAGGTGAAGCAGTTTTAATAAATCTCACGTAAGTATTAGGTGCTCTATAAGGCATATGAAAACCTCCTTTTTTCTTTTTTTTAAAAATTTTAATATTTTAATTAATCAAATTGATTAATTGTAATCTGATCTACAGGTAACAACATAATATCTTCATACCATTCACAAAAAATTGACATTTGTAATGTTGATGTATATATTAAACGTGAATCATGTTGCATAGTTGCTTCTCCATTATTTTGTATACTCTTTACCAACACACCTTGTGATTCAAGTTTTCTTCTTAAATGTAATCTTAAAGCTGTTGATATTAAATCATTTAATATTTCTTGTTCAGTATTAGCTAAGGTTCCAATTTCAATATTCAATAATAATCCATCATAATATCCACCATGTCTATAACCTACCAACTCTCCATTAATTGAATCATATAGTTCTGTTGCGAAATCTCCACCTATTCCAGCTGAAGATAATTGTCCACTTCCACCACTAATTGTAATATATGGAAATGAAATTAATTTTTCCGGAGTTGAATCATATATATTCATTTTTTTAAAATCTTCAATTAATAAATCTTGAGCTTTATCGGATTCATAATTAATAAAATTCTTATAATTATCTTCATTATTAATATATTGTCTTAAGGTTAAAATTATAATATCTTTGGATTTTTTTAATGCAGCCTTAGAAATAATAACCACCTTCTTAATTATAAAATTTTCGCTATCTATATTAATTAATATAAAAAATATTAAAAAATATATCAATTAAAATAATTTATTTAAAAATATTTTTTACAAAAATATTCAACTGTTCATTCCTTTAAAGATTAGGATAAAGAGTCGTTCTTTTTAAATTATATAATGGATCATTTGGTTCTAATTCCTTTAGTTGCAATTCTTGATGAAATAAATATCCAGCTGCATGATTAATTGTTGAATTTAATACAGTATAAAATTTTCCCTGCGGACTAATAATTAAATCTCTATTTTTTAAAACTATTGTTGAAATAGTCCAAGCCCCAGGAACACTATTTAATTTTAATCCTGAATTTGCTAATGCTACATCGGTTTGACTAAATTTTCTTCTAATATATAATTGAAATGTTGGTTCATAACCAAATTCAGTTCCTGTCCCAAAACAAACATCACAATTAGAAGTTATTTTAGAACCCCTAATTGGATCATAACATTTTGGACATTGTTTTCCTTCATTTTTAAAAGTATATAAATCATATAATTCAGCATCATTTTTTAAAATCCATAAATCACGATCATTCATCTTTTGAAACCAACGATTAGTATTTAAAACTTGATAAGTAACTGGATTTGAAATTATACCTTCAACTATTTGTCCATTTGTATGCAAATATGAAGTTGAAACTTTATACCAATATTGTATATTAGGATGTTTACCAATAGTTTGATCTTCAAAATGATTATTTTCTATTTTTTCTTTATTTAATTTATAAAAAATACTACCTACCGATAATCCGCGATATATATTATAACTAATACTAACTACTTCATTTAATCCAGCATTATCCATTACGTCCCAAGTTATTAATGAGTTTCCAATGTGTTTTGGATATGATATTATAATATTATTTGGCGGTGGTAATTTAGGTAAATTTAAAAATATATCCATAAATATCACACTCCTACATAAATCCAATCACCCTTTTTGAACCAGTTATAGTTTTCTTGTAATTGTGTCATAAATCCTTGTCCATTAAAATCAAAATTATCAACTTTTTTAATTGTGTAATTTCTATGCCTGATCCTAACATCATATATTCCATTTT